CAACTGCTCCAGGGAAAGAAATTGGTTTAGCAAGAGTTTATGATTTTAGATTAGAGTCTGGATCTTATAATGCATCAAATTCAAATATTAATCAGTGGTATATTTCACTATATGATATTCAAACAATTACTGAGATTAGTTTAAACGAACCTATTACTCTTTCTGTTCCAACTTTTATTAAAGGAAATAATAGTGGTGCTACTGCATTTTTAAAAGAATCTGTTTCAAATTCTTCACTATTAACTGTTTATGAAAAAACAGGGGAATTCATAACAAATGAGTCTTTTACAATTGATGGAATTGCAAATGGAAGAGTAGCAACTGCAATTACATCATATGGTATTTCTGATGTTAAGTCTGTTTACGGAGTTGTTGGTTCTGGATCTACATTTACGGCTGATGTTCTTCAATCAACTGCATTTTTTGTTGGAATTGCTACAATTTCAACAATTTCTTCTGGCATTAGTACCGTCACAAGTCCAAATATATTGTTTCCTGGAAATAGTGTTAAGAAGGATAATTTAATCTCATATAGTGATACATCACTATCAGATCTAGTATTTGCAAAAGTTGTTAGTGTGGGAACCACCACAATTACAATCTCTGGTGTTACCACTGTTACTGGAATTGCTGAAGGAAAACTACCAACTGCAACATTATCAGTATCTGATTTTCAAATTTTAACAACAAACTTAGAAGACTCCACAGATAACACATTATACACAAAACTTCCAAAAAATAACATATCTTCTGTTGATCTTACAAATGCAAGTTTAACGATTAGAAAATCTTATACTGTTAATATTTTAAACAATCAACTTTCAACAGCAGCAGTTGCCGGATCTAATGAAACCTTTTTACCTTTTGACGAGGAAAGATATTCATTAATTCGTTCTGATGGATCCACAGAAGTTCTAACTTCTGATAAATTCTCATTCACATCTGGATCAACTCAACTTCAAATTTATAATCTTGGATCAAATGACACTGGTGCAACACTAGTTACGACACTTACAAAAATAAAACCAAAGGCAAAATCAAAACTCAAAAATAGAGTGAATAGTGTTATTGTAGATAAATCAAAATATAATTATTCAGGAATAGGTGGAACTACAATTAATGATGGACTAACTTTTGGAAACTACCCTTATGGCACCAGAGTTCAAGACGAAAATATATGCTTAAATGTTCCTGATGTGATTGAAATTCATTCAATTTATGAATCATTAGATACAACAGATCCATCAGCACCAACTGCTGTTTTATTTTCAATTACAAGCCCATCTACAACAACTTCTGAGTTGATTATTGGTGAAAAAATCACAGGACAAACAAGTGGTGCAATTGCAATTTGTGCAGAAAAATTAACAAATACTCAAATTTCATTTATATATAAAAATCAAAATACTTTTAAAGAAGGAGAAACATTAGTATTTGAAGAATCAAATATTCGTGCAATCGTAGTAACATTAAATATTGATAGTTTTAACATTTCTTCAAATTATACATTTTCGACTGGGCAAGAAGGTACATTTTATGATTTTGGTGTAATCAATAGAAAATCAGATTCTGATGAACCAACTAAAAGACTAAAAATTTATTTTCAAAGTGGATATTATCAATCATCAGACGATGGAGATATTACAACAGTAAACTCATATGATACTTTTGATTATAGTAAAGAAATACAAAGTGTGAATGGAACTTCAAATTCAGATATTATTGATATTCGACCAAGAACTTCTTCGTATACCGTATCTGAAAACTCAAGATCTCCATTAGAGTTTTATGGTAGAAATTTTAATGCATCTGGAAATTCTGCAGCAAATGTTCTTGCTTCAGATGAATCTATTCTCACATCTTTTTCTTTCTATTTGGGAAGAATTGATAGAATTTATCTTTCAAAAGATGGTAAATTACAAGTCAAATATGGCAATCCTGCAGAAAGACCAGAAAAACCAGTATCTGTTGATGATGCAATAGAAATTGCTACAGTATTTTTACCAGCATATCTTTATAATGTTTCACAATCTTCCATAGAATTTTTGGATCATAAAAGATATAGAATGGTTGATATCAAACAACTTGAAAATCGTATTAAAAATTTAGAGTATTATACTTCACTTTCATTATTGGAAACAAATACTGCAGGACTTTTTGTCCCTGATTCAAATGGATTGAATAGATTTAAATCTGGATTTTTTGTAGATAATTTTACTTCACTTCTTGCACAAGAAGATGGTGTTTCTTATAAAAATAGTATTGATTTAAAAAATAAAGAATTGAGGCCCCAACACTATACAAATTCTGTAGATTTAATTACAGGTCCTGTAATTAATGTTGATCCAAATGCCGATCTTCAATTTTCACCTCCAGAAGGGGTCAATATTAGAAAATCTTCAGATATTATTACTTTAGATTATGCAGAACGTGAATGGTTTAAACAAACTTTTGCAACAAGATCTGAAAGTGTGACTCCATTTTTGGTTAGTTTTTGGCAAGGGACTGTGGAACTTACTCCCTCATCTGATACTTGGGTAGACACTACAAGAATCGAAGCAAAAATCATCAATACTGAAGGAAATTATGCAGAAACTCTTGCCACTGCAAGTAGAACTTTAAATGTAGATCCACAGACAGGATTTTCACCAACAATATGGAATTCTTGGGAAACAAATTGGACCGGTCAAGAAGTCACTCAAAACACAAGAGAAAGAACTGAAACTACTACCAGTGGTGGAAGATGGGGTGAAAGAGGACTTCGTGGAAATGGTGATTTAACTGGAGGACAATTCATAACCGATACAACGACTACCGTTCTTAGAGATACTCTAAGAGAAGTAAGAGATACTGGAGTTCAGACAAGAACAGGAAATAGAACTATTGTTACTGAACAATTTGATGCATCATCTGTTGGTGATAGAGTTGTAAGTCGAAATCTCATTTCATTTATGAGGTCAAGAAATATTCAATTCATTTCTAAAAAAATAAAACCACTCACTCAGATGTATGCTTTTTTTGATGGAGTTGATGTCACAAAATATTGTGTTCCTAAACTTTTAGAAATTAATATGATATCTGGTGTCTTTCAAACCGGAGAGACTATAATTGGATCAATTTCAAATACTGGATTGGGACCAAATAATACAAATACAAATTCAAGAATAACTTTTAGAGTTGCTCAACCAAATCATAAAGAAGGTCCTTATGACGCAGCAGTAACAACTTTTTCGTTAAATCCTTATACAAGTCAAGTTCTTCAAGGAACATATTCATCAACATCAACTATTTTGAATGTTGATACATTCTCACTATCAAATGAACCTCAAGGGCAATTTAGTGGAAGAGTAGAAAGTGGAATGATTCTTATTGGAGGAACAAGTGGGGCTCAAGCAACAATTACAAATGTAAGATTGATTTCAGACATATCTGCAACTTTAATTGGAAGTTTTAATGTTCCCAATCCAAATATTAATGTTCATCCAAAATTTGAAACGGGATCTAAAGTTTTTACATTGATAAACAATGATTCAAATGATCAAAATGTAGCAACAACAATTGCTGAAGAAGGATTTACTTCGAGTGGAACTTTAGAAACTGTTCAAGAAAATATTATTTCTGTAAGAAATGCACGAATTGAAAATAAACAAGAATTTGAAGACAGGGCAGTTTCAAGAACAACAGGAACACAAGTTATTTCAACACAAACAGTTTCTCAATCAACCTCACAAAATGTTAATATTGTTTGGTATGATCCATTAGCACAATCATTCTTAGTAGAAGACAGCACAGGAGTATTTTTAACAAGATGTGATGTATTTTTCAGATCAAAAGATGATACTGATATTCCTGTAACTTTTCAAATCAGAACTATGCAAGGAGGATTCCCAACAAGAAAAGTTCTTCCATTTTCTGAGATTATATTAGAACCAAATCAAGTTTCTACATCAGGTGATGGGTCTGTTGCTACTTCCTTTGTATTTAAGGCCCCAGTATATCTTGAAGGGGGGCAGGAGTATTGTGTCTGTATCGCATCAAACTCTACAAAATATAGTGTGTACATTTCTAGAATTGGTGAAAATGATCTTCTGACACAAACATTTATTTCAAATCAACCTACTTTAGGATCTTTATTTAAATCTCAAAATGCATCTACTTGGGAACCAAGTCAGTGGGAAGATTTAAAGTTCACATTGTACAGAGCTGATTTTATTCAATCTGGATCTGCAGAATTCTATAGTCCAGAACTAACAGAGGGTAACAATCAAATTGCAACTTTACTTCCAGATTCACTAAATCTAAATTCTAGAAAAATTAGAGTGGGATTAGGAACCACAGTACAAGATAGTGGATTAACTCTTGGAAATATTGTTCTCCAGCAGGGAAGTAATGCGACTGGTAATTTTGTTGGTAGTGCAGGAATATCAACAGGAACACTAAGTGTAATTAATGCGGGTATTGGATATACCCCATCATCAGGGTCTGCTACTTATAGTTCTGTAACTTTAGACACAATAACTGGGAGTGGTCAAGGAGCAACTGCAAATATAACAATATCAAATGGTTCAGTTGTATCTACTGGAGTTACAATTGTGTCTGGTGGGTCTGGTTATCAAGTTGGTGATGTTCTTGGAATTACAACGATTGGAAGTCTTACAATTGGACAAAATGCAAGATTTTCTATTGGTAATATTATAGGAGTTGATGAATTAATTCTTGATAATGTTCAAGGAGATTTTATAGTTGGGTCTGGTAAAACTGTTCAATATATTAATAACTCTGGTCTTACAACAACACTAAATTCCTCTTATGGTGGTAATGTTACAATTTCTACGATTAATGTTGTAAGTGATGGTTTGAGTATTGTAGTGAATCATAAGAATCATGGAATGTATTCAAATACGGATCTTGTGTCTATTTCTGGAGCAATTTCTGATGTTAAACCAACAAAATTAACATCAGGATATACTTTTGATTCTACATCTGCAATTCTTGTTGATGATTCTTCTGTATTCTCAACTTTTGAAAATGTTGGTGTCGGAACAACAAATCCAGGATATCTTTTGATTGGAAATGAAATTATTTCTTATACATCAACTTCCTCTGGTTCAATTGGTGGACAAATTGTAAGAGGTTCGAATCCAATTAACTATGTAACTGGCACACCAGTTTATAAGTATGAGTTGAGTGGAGTTTCTCTAAGAAGAATTAATAAAACTCACAATTTATCAGATGTAACTGCAGCAGATTCAATTTCTTTTGATTCGTATACAATCAAATTGGACACATCATCAAATACCGGAATAGCAAGAAGTACATCATCTGGATATCCGACTCTTTATTTAAATCAAACAAAATCAGCGGGTGGTTACAATATAAAGGCATCTCAAAATATGCCCTTTGAAATCATTACTCCAATGGTGCAAAACGTTACTGTGACCGGAACTTCACTCAGTTCAGAAATCAGAACAATATCTGCATCCAGTATTAGTGGAAATGAAATTCCATTTATTGATACTGGATTTGATAATATTACATTAAATCAAGTAAATTATCTTGATAGTCCGAGAATGATTGCTTCTAAAGTGAATGAGACTCAATACCTTTCAACACTCCCTGGTAATAAGTCAATGAATTTGAGAGTGTTCTTAAACACAATTGATAGTAGATTAAGTCCAGTTATTGATACTCAAAGAGTAAGTGTGATATTAACTTCAAATCGAGTTAATAGTGTGATTACAAATTATGCAGAAGATTCAAGAGTTAATAGTATTTTTGATGATCCAACCGCATTCCAATATCTTTCAAAAGAAATTACTCTTGAAAATCCAGGAACATCGATTAAAATATTACTCAGTGCATATAACAATCTTTATTCTGACATTCGTGCATTTTATGCAATCAGTGAAAATCAAAACTTTAATCCGATCTTTGTTCCATTTCCTGGATACGAAAATCTTAATAGTAGAGGACAAATAATCGATATTCAAAATAATAATGGTCATCCAGATGCTTTTGTTCCCTTAACATCAAATACTGGATTTTCACAAAATGATGTTCCATTTTCAGAATATACATTTACTGCAGATCAATTACCACCGTTTAGATCGTATCGAATCAAAATCATTATGACTTCCACAAATCAAGTTTATGTTCCAAGATTGAAAGATTTGAGAGTAATTGCATTGGCATAATATGGAATATGCAAAAGTTGAAGGGCACTTTCATCTTCTACGTGATTCAAAGACAAATTCAATTATTAATACAAATATGGTAGAATATCAAGAGTATCTAAATAGACGTAATGTAAAAGCAGATGAGAATCAAAAGATACAACATCTAGAATCTGATGTTGCTAATATAAAAAATGATCTTAGTGAAATAAAATCTTTATTGAGGAGTTTAGTCAATGAATCCCGATGAAATTAAACTTGAAAATTTAAGTAAAAATTTTGAATACTTTAAAATAAGTACAGAAATAGATAGTATTAATGATATTGAAACTGCAAAAGATTTTGCAAAATGTTATTGTAAATTGTATTTGAAACAGCAAGAGGTTCTTTCCTCTTTAGGTTCTATCAAATAATAACTATAGACATAAAGACATTGCTATAAATATTTACAAAAGAGTAAAAAATAAATGGCACAACCAACTACTCGACAAGAACTCATAGATTATTGTAAAAGAAAGTTGGGAGCACCAGTACTTGAAATTAATGTTGCAGACGAACAAATTGATGATTTGGTAGATGATGCAATACAACTATTCCAAGAACGTCATTTTGATGGAGTTTACCCTACTTTTTACAAATATAAAATAACTCAAAATGATATAGACAGAGGTAGGTCACCTGGAAATAATTCTGTTGTTGGACTTGTGACTACCACAGTAACAACAAGTATTGTAGGTACTGCAACGACTTTTAGTTATACAGAAAATAGTAATTATTTACAAGTACCACCAAATATAATTGGAGTAAATAAAATATTCCAATTTGATGGTAATAATGCCATTACTAATAATATGTTCAGTATAAAATATCAATTATTTCTAAATGATGTTTATTCTTTTGGTGCTCTTGAAATATTGAGTTATGCAATGGTTAAAACATATTTGGAAGATTTAGATTTTTTATTGAACACTCAAAAACAAATAAGATTTAATAAAAGACAAGATAGATTATATTTGGATATTGATTGGGGTGGTATTTCTGTAGGAACCTATATTATTATTGATTGTTATTCAACTTTAGATCCAAATGACTATACAAGAATTTATAACGATTCCTTTTTGAAACCATACTTAACATCATTAATCAAACGTCAATGGGGTCAAAATTTAATTAAATTTCAAGGAGTAAAACTGCCTGGTGGAATAGAACTAAATGGAAGACAAATATATGATGACGGACAAAAAGAAATTGATACATTAATGGAAAAAATGTCAAATACTTATGAACTTCCTCCTTTTGATATGATAGGATAATGTTAAATCCATTTTTTCTTCAAGGGTCAAATAGTGAACAAAATCTTGTTCAAGATTTAATTAATGAACAATTGAGGATGTATGGTGTTGAGGTTTACTACTTACCAAGAAGATATGTCACAGAGAAAACTATTATAAGGGAAGTAATTGAGTCACAATTTGTTGATGCATATCCATTGGAAGCATATATTGAGAATTATGAGGGATATGAAGGTAATACAACTATATTATCAAAATTTGGAATCCAATCGTCACAGGAAATAAGTTTAATCATATCACAAGAAAGGTTTGAGACTTATATTACACCTCTAATCAAAAATAAACCAAATATAAAATTATCAACAAGACCAAAGGAAGGAGATTTAATATATTTTCCTTTAGGTGATAGATTATTTGAAATAAAGTTTGTAGAACACGAAAAACCTTTTTATCAACTTCAAAAAAATTATGTATACTTATTAAAATGTGAATTGTTTAGATATGAGGATGAAGTTATTGATACTGATATTGATGAAATTGATAATATTTTAATTGGTGAAGATGGTGGAACTTCGGAAGATGGAATTGATACTGTTTTAGGGCAAACTCAAACTCTCACTTTAGTTGGAATTGGAATAACAGCAACTGCTGTTGTTGGTATAGTAACTTTTGGTGGAATTAGATTTATTACTGTTTCAAATAGAGGTGGTGGTTATACATCAACACCAATTGTTGGAATATCGTCTGCACCATCAGGTGGAAAAACTGGGATTGCTACTGCTACTATGATAGGTGGTATTGTAGTTTGCACTGACAATGTAAACACAAGTGCTCAATCTGTACAAAGTGTTCAAATTATAAACCCTGGTTTAGGGTACACTAGTGTTCCTGGAGTTAGATTTATAGGTGGTGGAGGGTCTGGGGCGGCAGCAACGGCCACAATTGGTGATAACATTATTGGTATTGTTACAGTTACAAGTGGTGGTTCTGGTTATTCAACATCACCAACAATAACATTTACAAATCAAATATTTAATATTGGAGTTTCTACTGTTTCTGCTGCTGCCACTGCAATAGTAAGTGCAGCAGGAACAATTACTGCAATTAGAATTACAAATGCAGGTTTGGGTTATAGTGTTGCACCATCAATATCAATCAGTCAACCATCAATGACATCATCTGGAACTTTCATATTTAATGAAACTGTAACAGGTTCTTCGAGTGGAACTACTGCAAAAGTAAGAACTTGGAATTCTATAACAAATGTTTTAGAAGTTTCTAATGTTTCTGGTGCATTTGTAATTGGAGAAAATATTGTTGGAGCAGCATCAAGTGCATCTCATCAATTAAGGAATATTGATTTAAATCCAAATAATGATGGTTTTGCAGATAATTCTTCAATTGAAACCGAAGCAGATTCAATCATTGATTTCAGTGAAAAGAATCCATTTGGTACTCCATAAATGATATTTGCAATAATTATAATGGTTAAATAGTAGTATAATAGGTACTTATTATGTTTGAATATTTTTACAACGAAATTTTAAGAAAAACCATCGTATCTTTTGGGACTCTGTTTAATAATATATCCATTAAACATACAAACTCTTCAGATGATGTAGTTAGTGTTATAAAAGTTCCATTTGCATATGGACCTACACAAAAGTTTCTTGCAAGATTAAATCAGTCACCAGATTTAAATAAATCTACGGCTATTACTTTACCTAGAATGTCTTTTGAATTTACTGGTT